ATTGGCTTCGTTCAGACCTACTTGGGAATCGACGGCTTCTATCTCTTTTTTTAGCCGTCGAGTTTCGATAGCCGAGCTAATACCTTTAGACAGGAAGTCCTCCATTTGGGGCGCAACCATCTGCGCTCCAGCTCCACTCGGGGTCGAGGCGCCGCCTCCACCGGCAGACAGGATCGGATTGAGCCCAGCCGCTCGTAAATCAGCAACCTCCCGTTGATGCGCGGAGTTTGACATCCGCTCTTGGAAAGACATTTGTTCGCGTGCGATCTCGCGATTCGTTTTGTTTGCATTGTCTTGAGAACTGGAGCCGAAAATACCAGAAAAGAGGCCCCCAAGTAGGGAGCCTCCGCCCATAATGAGGCTGCCTAAACTAAATGGATCCATGCAGCCTCCTAAAAGTGGTCGATAAGACCTGGAACGCTATAGATCGGCATAGGCCGAGCACACTTCATTGCAAACGAGACATCGAGGAGGAAGTGCGGTTCCGAAGGAACCGCGATTACTCGGTCAACTGGAGGATTCTCCTCGATGAAAGTAGCACCGAGTACAGGTAGCGAAGTGAATTCTTGGGCGAGATGCCAGTTATCCAGAGAAGTAGAAGCAGTAGAACGGAATAGGCCAGTAATCTGCGAGGGCTTATATCGATACTCAGCGTACCGTTCTTGGTAACCGAAGACGTTAGCGTCTTCAGTAGGGTTAGCGGACCCTTGAGCATAGATCTCCTTGTTCAGAATCTCTTGCTCACCTAGGTGAGCAAGGGCAGGCCAGTAGAAGTCCCAACGGGTCCGCCGGCTAAACATCCTGTTTAGCCCTTGTTGATAGTTTAGATCAGCGCGAGCGCAAATAAGACCGATAATAATACAGTGTTCAGTAAAAGATTTAACAAAGCCAATTCCAGAGCCAGAGGCAATGCCCATGGCGGCAAGGTTGCCTTGAGGCGTTGTTGAATCTGTTGAAGAGGTTTGAGGAATCGGAGAGACGTTAATAGGCATGCTGCCACCGCCGAGAAACTCAGGCCGCTGCAGACGAGCATCAGGAGAATGGACTCCAAAATGTGCGAGTACGACTTCTGTATAACGTGTTCCACCTCGCGCATCCCTTTCGTATAACCTCTGCAGCTGAAACGCTTCTCTCAAAGCGTTTATTGTCGAGGCGGTGGCAGCACTTAAATCCGCATACAGGGAATTAACTTCAGGCGCCGTGGCTAAGCTAAGGTTGACCTGGCTAGAAACGACTTCCATTCGTTGAAATTGGTCCAGCGTCGTTGATCGAACGCCTAACGGAGCAACGGCGCCGATGTCAACAGAGACAGGCGCCTTCGAACCAAGAGGTAGCTCAACAGCCGGACCCTTTTGGGGAAACGGAAGTGCGGAGGTGAAATAGTCGTGGCGCTTGCCGCGCCTTAGTAGAACATAGTCAGTAGGACTGTCTGGGCCGTCGTCTTTGTCGACGACGACCGAATCTTGAAGGTTCTGGTCGCGGAACCATTCGTTATATATTAAATTGTACCCGCGATGCCATAAACTAGAATGAGATAACCCAGGGACACCAGTAGGGATACCAAAGTAATCGTGGAGTGATCCCACGCTGTATCCGGTACTAGCCGTAGAAACCATTTGAGGAATAAGAAAATCAGTATCGTCGCCAGGATCTGTCTGTGCTCCATTGAATTTCTCCCAGTTGTCCCACAGAAGGCGGATAGGGACCGCGAAGAAAAAGGCATCGAGGTACATGTTGTCCATTATGGGAGCGACTGGCGTAGCCAGTCGCGCAAACATAGCCGCCCGCACGTTAAAAGTATCGCCGGGAAGCGCCTCGTCTACTAAAACGGGCACGAGATATCCCGCATCAAAGGTCGTTTTAAAGCCGTGGCTTCTATTGAAGGACGACCGCGGGATATCAGCCCGTGGGACCTGAGAAAACGAGTGGTTCGAATTGGATGGCAGCTTCCCGGACGAATAAATCATAAATACCTATACCGCTTTGAGCGGGCCTTTCTTTTCAATAGCAGCTAAAGCTTGAACACCAGAGATCAGGACAATCGAGCGGTTCTCCGTTATTCCTTCGACTTCGTCCCAAACAGCCACTTGATGGAGAACATAGTCTTCGGGGTGTTTAGCCACCCCGGATTTAGGGTCGCTTACAGCGTCTTCAAACGCGCGCATGGCGTCGCCTACGGAGCGCGCGACAAACGGGTTCATAAAAGCGCCTACTTTAATGTCATAAACCGAAACTAGAATCACTTGAGAGTCCTTTTAAGCTTATCGAGCTTCTGGCGCTGAATGTATTCCTTCACCCGTAGACGTTCCAAAGATGTCTCTTCAGCGCGTTCAGAAACAGCGTTCTTTCGCTTAGCCTTAATGATACGGGACATCTCGGGATTGTCTAGCTCTAACAAGCTAGAATAGTACTTGGGGACGGCAAGTTTCTTGCCGTCGTGGACCACAAAATCGTCTGGAAAGACTTGGTCCTTGTACGTCTCATACCAGTCGCGGCCAACACCTGGCCGCCGGGAAACACAAATCGGCCGTTCAGGGACCAAGTCATAATATTCCTGTTTCTCTGCATCCCAGCGCTCATAATGCAACGAGGCAAGCTTGCCCTTTTGCTTCTTCATCACATAGCGGGCAACGTAAGCAGCGCTTTGAAAATTGACGTCTCCGACGGTTGTATAACCTAAGCCCCAAATGTCATCCAGAGTGGAGCTGGTATAAATACGAACGCCATTACGTTCGTAGAACAGCTCCCTATCGGGAAAATCAAAGTTGAAAAGAAGAATGTGGTAATGGGGCCGGCCAAAATTCTCTCCATACTCGGCTGCGCCGAAAGAACGGATTTTGGCCCCGAAGCGCTTACGCAATCGCTTCATGAACAAGACGGGATGCTCTTTGTCGATAGAACCTCGTTTAGGGACGTTCTGGTCGTTGTAGGTGAGGGTGATAAAGCAGTTGGCCTGCCATTGGCTGGCCTCGTGCACGCATCGGAGTGCCCAGTCTCTGGAATACTTGAGGCGGCATCCGATGCACTGACCGCAGGGAAGGAAAACAGGAAGATCGATAAGACCTTCATGCATATCGAAAACTACCTTGCGTTTGCCGGAAGGCGAGCGCTCGCGCGCGCGCCATCCGGCGAGGGGGGAGTAGCAGGGCATGAAGAGCTCCTGGGACTAGAGGCGGATACCACCCCGCATAGGACGGGCGTTTACATTACGTTTGTGGGTTTTTTTAGCTGTCTTGGTAAACAGCCGTTTAGAACGCTTATTATTTAATTTATATCGCTTTTTCACGGCTTCTCCTTAGGGACAGCTTTAGACCCCTTACAGACGTTACCGCCCGTGCAATTACAGGCGGGGTTGCCAACGGAAGTCAGACCGACTTCTATTTCGCTCTTCGAGCCATCGACGGCCTGATCGGCCTTTCGGACACTGGCTGTGCCAGCACAACTCACCGCAGCAAGGATAGTTAGGACACCAACTACGTGATTTAGAGTGTAAGTGGTGGGAAGAACTAGTCTTTTACTCCGAATCACTTCCTTGGTGTCAGTCACACCAGTTACATCAAGTAAAGTAACTGGTGTGGCCTGGCGCTCCGAACGTCGTTCGGAGACGAACAGTACCCCACTGCTCGGCTCCTGCCTCGCGGACGTGGGTCCCCCGCCTACCGCGGGTCGAACCCCGACATCCTGTCGGGGTTCTTTTGGGTACAGGGGGGGCAGGGATCTCATTTGTCACCCCCACCCGGTAGGGTAGTACCAGTAGAGCCGGCGGCCTCAGCAGCGGGCTTCTTTTCGAGAAGCCCCAGTTTTTCGGCTTCGGCCCTATTGGCTTCGTCGGTAAGAAACGCCAATAGATGTACCGGGTCGTTGCTAAAGCGATCACGAACGACCGCCGGCAGAGAAGAGAAGTATTCCTGTGCCTCCTGAACCCTCAGCAGTGCGCTGAGGTAATCGGGCACGCTAGAAACGTCACCGTAGCTAGCAGGACGCACAGGCAGAGGAATACCTTGGGTGCGATGACGAGCAACAATCGTGTTGATATTAACGTCATCGCGAAAGTAGGTCTTAGTACGGCCGCCTTTTGAGGCGTCTAGAGAAACGCTTTCGCGTTGGAAACGGGTTTTAAACACTTAGCAGCCCTCCTTAAGGCAGTTGAACTTTAGTACCGAGAACACGACGCTTTTGCTTATTGGGATTAACGGGCTTGTCAGGCTTATCGGAGCCTGATTTGGATTGCTCGATGCGAATTTTTGGTTTGATAGCATCGAGTAGTGAGCTAGCCGAGCTAGCACCTTTTGTAATACGTTGGAAATATTGATCAAACGCGTTCCATTCGGCTTGACTCTTTGCTTGGAGTTCATCGCGTTTGACGCCGGCCTCAAAGGCCGGCATTGACTTTTGCATCATTTTAGATTCGAGGGCTACCTTGGCCGCGTTATTATTTTGCAACTTTTGAGTTGCAAGAGCGGCCGCTTTATTGGCTTCGTTCAGACCTACTTGGGAATCGACGGCTTCTATCTCTTTTTTTAGCCGTCGAGTTTCGATAGCCGAGCTAATACCTTTAGACAGGAAGTCCTCCATTTGGGGCGCAACCATC